GACGAAGCAGAGAAAAGGTATAAGAATGAACTTGGAACAGAAAATACTCAAACACCTATTACTGGATGAAGAGTATACACGAAAAACATTACCATTTATTAAAGGTGAATATTTTCAAGAATCGTCAGAAAAACTTTTGTTTGATGAGATTCAAACTTATGTAAACAAGTACAATACAATGCCAACGAAAGAAGCGTTGGTCATTGAGATTGATAAGAGAGTAAACTTAACTGATGACCAACACAAGAAAACTGTTGCACTTGTTAAATCAATTACAATCGATCCTGAAGTATCAGACACTAAATGGTTGATTGATGCAACAGAAGATTTCTGCCAAGAGAAAGCAATCTACAATGGCATCATGCAGAGTATTCAGATTCTTGATGACAAGAATAAGAACAGTACAGAAAAACTTGATAAAGGTTCAATCCCTAAAATTCTAGCAGATGCGCTTTCAGTTTCTTTTGATAATCACGTTGGTCACGATTTTATTGATGACGCAGAAACACGATATGACTTCTATCATAAAGTTGAAAAACGAATCCCATTCGACCTAGACTATCTAAACAGAATCACTAAAGGTGGGCTTGCAGAAAAATCTTTGAACATTGTTCTTGCTGGTACTGGTGTTGGTAAATCTTTGTTCATGTGTCATTGTGCCGCAGCCAATTTGACGATGGGTAAGAACGTTCTCTACATCACAATGGAGATGGCTGAAGAACGTATTGCAGAACGTATCGATGCAAACTTGATGAACGTTGAACTCGACAGACTGATTGGTATGCCTAAAGATGTATACTTGAAGAAAGTTGAATCTTTACGTGAGAAGACTAAGGGTAAACTAATCATCAAAGAATATCCAACCGCTAGTGCAAACGTAAATCACTTCTCGCATTTGTTGAATGAGTTGAAACTAAAACGTCAATTCATTCCTGATATCATTTACATTGACTATCTAAACATCTGTTCTTCCGCACGTATGAAGATGGGCGCATCAATTAATTCTTACACTTACATTAAAGCTATTGCAGAAGAATTACGTGGGCTTGCAGTTGAACATAAACTTCCAATCGTATCAGCCACACAAACAACTAGAAGTGGTTACACAAACTCTGACGTTGGACTTGAAGATACTTCAGAATCGTTTGGTCTGCCAGCCACAGCAGACTTGATGTTTGCCTTGATTTCAACCGAAGAACTTGCAGACTTGAATCAGATTATGGTTAAGCAGTTAAAGAATCGATACAGCGACCCAACAACAAACAAGCGTTTTGTGATTGGTGTTGACAGAGCGAAAATGAAACTGTATGATGCAGAAGAGTCAGCACAGACTAACATTTCCGATAGTGGGCAGATTGAAGACGATAAACCAGTATTCGATAAGTCTGGATTTGGCAAAAGAATGCAGAAAAACAGAGATTTTGGCAATCTAAAGGTTTAATTTCATAATGTGAAATACCAGTCTTTTCACTAAATATATGTTGACAGGATACCATAAATGGTGTTACAATAGACATAAGATAGGAAAAAGATATGAAACTCAATCTAAGGTCGAAAGGTGTCACATTGACACCAAAGGAACGAAAAATTCTGAAGATGGCTACGCATTTTTATGCAAGTCGTTTGATGACTGATAGGTTGTCAAATACATTAGAAATCAATGTAAACGTCATAAAAGATTTTTATACGAAAAACAAAATACTTGGTGAAGCGTTTCCTAAAGATGATGTTCTAGGAATGCCAAGCAATAAACAGTTTGTAATAAATTTGGAATGGAATAATAAACTTGGCAAGCGTGTTCTACAATGTCTTGCACATGAAATGGTTCACGTTAAGCAATACGCTAAAGGTGAATTAAAATTCCATGAAAAAGGGAACTTGGTAACGTTCCAACGAGAACAATACCAAGGTGATGAATATTGGGAATCATTATGGGAGATTGAAGCATATGGACGTGAAGTCGGACTCTATCAAAAATTTAGACCAACTCTTAAACTACTTAAGAAAGAAATTTGAAATGATTAAAGTGACAGAATGGTATAACTGGATTGTACGTCAGTTTGGTGAGATTTGCGGATGGATTGGATTGATTCTAATTCACGGTTCTACAGTACCAGTAACGTACTTAGCAATTAAAGGTGAACCTACAGTATTGCCCCCATTAAGTATGGTGATTCTAATTTGGTCTGGACTGTTGTTATTCTTCATTCGTTCTGCTATAATGAAAGATAAGTTGTACATGCTTTCAAACGGCATTGGATTTTTCTTGCAAAGTATCATGTTAGCATTCTTGGTGTTAAAATGAGTGTAGATAGTATTAGAGCATACAACAATAAGATGTATGACCAGCTTCTTATCAACAGAACCGATAGAAGAATTGATGAATTGCGTTTAGAAGAACGTAGAGTTAAACATTTACGTGAAGTGTCAGAACAAGCACGTATTGAAATGAATCGTAGAATGAATCGTCCTGGACAGAATGTAGATAAATTATGCTGATTTACACATATCAAAAATCAAAGAAGAAAAAAACTCCTGCAAAGAAAGTTGCAGAGTATCAACAATGGCTAGATAACTTGCCAACTACTTCATTCTCTAAAGGTTTCAAGAAGCCTAAAGACGTTGAAGCATACACGCCCCCAAAAGCACAAATACGTGAGACTGTACGTTATCCCAGTTTAGCGACATTTGGCGACAGTTGCACTAAGCCAATTCATGGCAAAGTATATACTGGCGACAAGATGATTGGCATCGGCACATTACACAAAAGCAATGCAGTACCTATTTTTTCTGATGATGACGCAAAAGACCAAGCATTGATGCGAAGGTAATTATAAATAGGTCTATAGCAACGACAGACCTATTATGTTTAAATTTAAAGAATATCTTATTGAGAAGAAAAACACTCACATGGAACATGCGGAAGACGATGTTCTGAATGGTGGTGTTGAAGGTACTAGAGATAGCATAAACGCACTCAGAGCGGTGCGTGATATGCTTGCTGGACACTCCAAAAACAAAGTTGACATTTCAGTCAAGTGGGATGGTGCGCCAGCAGTCTTTGCCGGACAAGACCCAACAGACGGCAAATTCTTTGTTGCGAAGAAAGGCGTCTTTAATAAAAATCCCAAAGTATACAAAACACCAGCAGATATCGATGCAGACACTTCTGGCGACTTAGCAGACAAACTCAAAGCATGTTTGATGTATTTGCCTAAGATCAACATCAAAGGTGTCATTCAAGGCGACTTGCTATTCACACAATCAGACTTAAAGACAGAAACAATCGAAGGTGAATCATACGTCACATTCCATCCAAATACATTAGTGTATGCAGTACCGTCAGAAAGTGAACTTGCTAAAGATATCAAAAGAGCAAAGATTGGCATTGTCTGGCATACAATTTACGAAGGTGATACATTCGAAACAATGTCAGCAGTCTTTGGCAAAGACATTCTAAGCACACTCACAAAGACTCCAAACGTTTGGATGACAAGTGCAGTCTATCAAGACGTATCGGGTAAAGCTACGTTGACACAAGCAGAGAATGACCAAGTGACAGCAATTCTATCTGAAGCAGGTAAGATATTCCAAAAGCTAGATGCGCCCACTCTAAACTATATCAATACAGACGAAGACTTGATTGAAAGAATCAAGACATTCAACAATTCAAAAGTACGTCAACAGTTGAAAATCACTAACGTCAAAGCGCATGTTAAAGAATTAATCACATACATAGAAGATTACTACGAGAAACAGGCTGAAGGCAAAGGTGAACGTGGTCGTGCTACTCAGATGCTAAAGAAAAGCAAAGTGCTTAAATTCTTTTCACCAAAAAACAAATCCCACTTAGAAGACATTTTTACAATGATGAATCTTTTAGCAGAAGCTAAGTTGATTTTGATTAAGAAGATGGATGAAGTTAAGACGTTGAATACTTTCTTGTTGACTAAGAAAGGTTACGAAGTGACTGGTGTTGAGGGGTATGTTGCTATTGACAAGATTAAAGGCAATGCAGTCAAGTTAGTTGACAGAATGCAATTCAGTTACGCTAACTTCTCACCTGATATCATTAAAGGTTGGCAGAGGTAATAAGGTTTAAATTGAAACCGGACACCTTTATGTATACATCGGGTAACTATTTTTAACGGTAAATATGTCATAAAAAGACGGAGAGTAATATGAATAAAGGTCTTGCCTTTGAATGGTGTATATATCATTTAATTGCTAAAGTTAATCCAAAAAAATTTGCGAATGATGCTGTTGCAAAAACTGCCAAAACTAATTATGATCTTTCTCCTAAAGATGTGCAAAAAAATGCACTAAATGCTATTGGTTTTATTGAAAAGAGTTTTGGCACAATAACTGATGTTGAAAAAACATCAGGTGGTGGAGTTGAACCAAAAACTGACTTGCTAATAACTACTTCAAGAAAAGAATTAAAATGTTCATTGAAGTATGGTGGTGATATTCAGTTATCATCTGGCGGTATAGCAACAACAGTTAAATTTTTAGCAGGTGTTTTAGAAAACTTAGCGGCCGATGAAAGTTATGATTCGGAAAAATCTATGCAATTATTGTCTGTATTGGCAGAACTTGATGCAGAGTATGGTGATCTAGGCAAAATGACTAGACAAATGGCCGATATTCAACTGGGAAAAGCAGAAAGATACGACCAATTACTTAAAAATATATTGGGTTCTTCCAAAACTCCAAAAGTATCTGAGGAGTATGAAAAAGTAAAACTTGCTATTATTGAAGAGGCTATGACTGGAAAATATACATTTAAGGGTAAAGCTAAGTTATCAGCGAATTATATTTTATCTGAAAAGGAAATTCAATTTATCGATGATAAGTTGATAAAAAAAGTGGCAGATAAAACTTCAGTTAGAATTGCACTTAAAGGCCGAGGTAAAACTATGGTTGCGGGTCAAGAGGTTCGATTAAACGAAATTGTCGTAAGGTTTGATACAAAAAAATGAAATTCATATTATTATAAATAAAGTATAACACAGTTAGGCTACGGCAAACCTGTACAGATAAGTCTACGGAAAACTCTAAAACTATGAAAACATTCAAGGCTTCTTTAACAGAAGCAACAAAATCGCAAGTTGTAGTCTCATTTGGGCGCATGAACCCAATGACAAACGGCCACGAAAAACTTGCCGACAAAATAAAAGCAGAAGCAAAAAAGCGTAACGCTGATGCTAAACTGTATCTATCGCACAGCACAAATCCAAAAAAAGATCCACTAGACTTTAAGACTAAAGTTAAGTTTGCAAAGAAGGCATTTGGACCGATGGTTCAAAATTCTGTTGCAAGAACAATCATTGAAGTTGCAAAAGAACTCAGTGGCAAGTATGATGATTTAATTGTTGTTGTCGGTAGCGATAGAATTCCAGAGTTTAAGACTCTACTCAATAAGTACAATGGAAAAGATTATACTTTTAAAACTATTGAAGTTGTCTCAGCAGGCGAACGTGATCCAGATGCAGAGGGTGTCTCTGGTATGTCAGGTTCTAAGATGCGTGGATTTGTTACATCGGACGACTTCAACAGTTTTAAGCAAGGTGTGCCATCAAAATTATCTGACTCGGATGCCAAAGCATTATTTGATGCAGTTAAAAGGGGAATGAATTTGAAAGAAGAATTAGAACAACAAGACGAAGCGGTTCTTGGCTATGCACAACGTAGACAAAGAGCGCAACAGTTTAAACGAATTCAAAAACGTTTAGTGAGAGCAAGAGCAATGCAAGCAAAACGTTTTGCTGACCCTAAGAGACTAAAGAGAAGAGCCGCTAAAATGGCGTATCAATTCTTCAGAGGACGCCTTGCTGGTGGTAAGAACTATGCAGACTTGAGTACTGGAGAGAAAATCACAGTAGACACAAGATTGCAGAAGATGTTGCCTGCTATTAAAAAGTTTGCAGTACGTTTAGTGCCAGCCGCTAGAAGTAAAGAGATTATGCGTAAACAACATGCAATGATGACACGTAAAGAAGATTTGAATCATATCTTTGCAGAATACATTGTTGAGAAGCCAACT